GATAAAAACAACGTCTCACATTTTGAGACAATTAAAAAGCGACCGTTCCACTATATTTGTGTTTATTGTCGCTATCGTTATTACTGTTATTATTAGAAAAATCTTTTGGTGGAGTGCCCTTTAATTTATCGGTAACTCCAGTCTCTACCGATTTGTTATAAGTCTTGGCTAGTTTTTCCACGTTTTCTTTAGTTTTATTTGCGTCTAAATCAACTACAAAGTCCACTAAATCAATAGGGATATTTTTTGCTTGTAGTAACTCTTGAGCCTCAAGTCTACGCTCACGTAAAGTAATATCTTCCTCACGTTGCTTTAACTCAGCCTCATATTTACTTTTAGCCTCTTTTTCTCTCTCTTCTTGGGTTAACTTAGCTTGTCTCTCATATTCAGCGATAGCATTATCGACAGCTTGTTTAATAGCTTGGTCGTTTTTAGCTTTTTCCTCGCCTCTAATTTTTCCAGCTAAATTATCCATATCAGCTTGAGTAAAAGTTTTACCAGCCTTATTGTCCTCGTTAGTAGGTGTAGTAGCTGTATCTACGCCTTGAGTAATTTGTTTATTATCTTCCATAAGATAACCTCCTCCTATCCGTTTTACGCCCGTCGGCTTATTTTTTGTATAAAAATAAGACGTATATTTTACGTCTTATTTATACCTAGATTTAGTTAAGGTTTTAGGCTCCTTAATATCGATATACATTTTTAAACTTTGACCTTGAGTTATCATAGCCTCATAGTATTTTGATTTATCTACTTGGTCTAGCATAAAATAAAACTGTCTATCGTCGTCAAACCTTGTAATAAGTTCATACTGTTTAGTATCTCGATTACGTCCCCATAGTTCAAACATATTAAATCGCCCTCCTCATTAAGTAAGTGATACCTCCTAAACCTCACATAAGGTATCGTGTCTCGCACCATTTGGTTTTACGTTAGTATAGCGTGTGGCTAATAGTTTATCTAATAATAAAGGGGTTATATAAAGAAAAAAAGCCCACTTGCGAGATTTCCAACACTATTATTTACGTCTTTTATTTAATGTTTTAGGTCTATCTAAAGTAGCCCTATCAACAACTACATCTTGATTTAGTAGCTCGCTACGTTCAACTAAGATGTAAGCACGATATACTCTAGCGTCCATATTTTCAATAACACTATGTATTTTATTTATATCGTTATCAGTTTTTATTAGTTCCCAACCTTTGAAATAGTTATCTCCATATACTTTAAACATTAAATCGCCTCCAAGTCCCACATATCAGTAGGGTATAGCTCTAATATATCGTAAAAATTAGGTATATCAGCTATTTTTTTACCATTTTTTAAGTCAGTTAATACTTTTATCTTTTCGTCTAGCATTTTATCGCTATCAACATCAAAAAACTCCAATAATGGCTCATATATTTCGCTTAATAATTGCATTATCTTAATTTTTTTCTCTTCCATATTAACCTCCTACATCATACTATCCATTAAAGCCTCTAACTCTTTAACTAACTGTGGCTTATCGGCTTTTAACATAGCTATAAGGTCGGGTCTCGTCATACTTAAAGCTCCATAATTTGCTACGATTTCTCTAACTTGACTATCGACGCCACCTTTTCTAAAGTATTTACGACCGTGTCCGTATTTAACAGTACCACTATCTTTAAAGTATCCAGCACTTAAACCGTCGTAAATATCTTGTAGATTATTTACACCGCCACCCATAAGGTTACGCTCTTCATAATCTATTAGCTCCTTAATCTTACTACGTGCCTTACTCCACGCACTTGTATAACTACGATAGCTTTTGTATTTACCCTCACTCCATTTTTTATTGATTTCCTCAAACAAATAATGGTTATCCTTGGATACTCTATTAGCTATGTCTCCGCATTGTTTATTAAAGTCCTCAAATAACTTACTAACATCTTTACCAATTTTATTGTCGTCGTCATATACAACTTTTTTAAGAGTATCGCTTGTATTACTTAAAAACTTACCGTTATTGTGTTTGTAATAATCAATAGCGTGCCAGTTTTCGTGTAGCATTGTTTGGATACTACCAGTAGGGTTATCTTTGTTAGTTAATTTAGGAGCGATTATATCGTTACTGTATCTATCTCTAACAAAAGAGCCTTTACCCTCTTTATATTGCATATTAACAAACTTTTTATCAAAATTAGTGTCTCGTTTTCCTAAATCTTTTATTGACTTACTATAAACTTTACTAGCTTTACTATTAGGGTTACCATTTTTATTTAACCACTCAGTTAATAAGATACCCTCTTCGTCAATTTTTCCGTTATAATCTTTAAACCAAGCTGGTAGATTATCGGTTTTAAGCCAGTTTTTAGTAGTTTTTGGCTCATTTTTAACGCTCTTAGACGCATTGACAACCGTTTTAGTGGGTTGTTGTACGTCTCGATTTGTTTGAGCGTACTGTTTTATCCAGTCTTTATAACTCATATTACTAATTAACTCAGTTTTACCAGTTATAGGGTTTCTAGCTCTACGTTGTAGGTCTTTTTCCTCCTCAGCTCCTAAGTACGCACGTGTTTTACTACGACAGTTAGGGTGTAGGGGAGGATAGTTAACGCCCTCCTCACGCTCGCTATACTTAAATACTTTGTTATCCATTAGTTGGCATATTTCACTTGTCCTACTATCTAAAGTAGCAACAAAGACGTATTTATCAAGTCCCATTTCCTCGTACGCCATAGCGTCCACCTCATTATTAAAGTGGTTTGTCTCAGTTCTAATAAGTCGCTCAGCGTAGTACTCACTAACATTAAATCGGTCTCGTATTTGTTTGGCTGTCTTTTCTATACCTTGACCGCTTAACATAGCACCACCTAGTATTTGGCTTAAACTATCAGCCAGTATATCGGTGTTACCCCATATACGTTGGCTGTAATTTGCACCACTCCAAGGGTCTTGTAATAAAGCGTCTATCATATTATTATCAATAGTTGCAAAATTAAAGGCGTAACCAGTACCCATTTGCGTATCATACATAGTTTTATAATAGCTTTGGTTGATTACACCTTTATAACACATTGTATTTTGTAACTCTTCTTTAGGATATATTGACTTAGCTTTAGCATATATTTGAGCTTGTAATTGCTCCGCTCTTGATATACGAGCCTTATAGTTTTCTTTTATGTATTTATCTAGTCCTTGCCTTTTCATTTTCTCCCAAGTTTTCTTGGTTTCGCTACGTGTAAGTAGTTCTTTTAGCTTTTGAGTATCAAGTCCAGTTTCTTTACTATAATTTTTATATATACTTGCTAACTCTCTATCAATATCCTTATAGGCTTGCTCGTACACACTTTTAACTCTTTTGATGTATACCTCGCTGTGTTTTTCAGCCTCAGTTAATCTTTTTAACGCCCTTTTATCCCAGTAATTAGATGTTTTAGCCATTTGCTAACACCTCCTAGCTTATAGTGTTATCAGTATCCACTTGATTACTTGCCATATTTTCGCTAGTATTTTCTTTGTTTTCCTCAAGGTTTGCGTCTCCCACTTGGTTGTTAGTAAAAGCTAAATCGTATGGGTCTTTTGGCTTGTTTTCGTCCTCAGTCTTTTTAAGTTCAACCTCTTCGCTTGCGTCTTTAACAAACGATAATTGACTTATTAAAGTCTCAGCACTTAAATAATCACTTAAATTGTTAATCATTTGTGATATTTCAAAATCATTACTTGGTAAGTTACGTTTAAATACAGCGTCTACCTCTTCAATAGGTACCTCTTGCATTTTAGACATCTTAGTTAAAAAGTTGTTATATAGTTTAAATCTCTCCATTAGTCCTTTTTCCATATAACGCTCTTTATTTTTGATGTTTTGCTCGAACGCTAGTAACTTATATCTAATTGCTACACCACTTGAGTTACCTACAAAGTTCTCGTCGCTCATATTAGGTGTCATTGATATTTTATGTATGTCTTTTTCAAGAGTTTGTCTTAAAATATCAACATCTCCCTCTTGTAGTGTCTTAATTAAGTACTCAGCCTTAGCGTCGGCTGGTATATTAGCTAACATACGGTATGTTTTTAACATTTCAGCTTGGTCGCTATCAAAGTCCATACCATATAAGCATAATATAGCGTCAACTAATTGCTCTTTATCATTAACTCTATCACTTTGTAGTAAGTTATAAGCGTCAATTAAACTAATAACTGGCTCAAAATCTCCTAAAAACTCGGGGTTATTCTTATAACATATTAAAGGTACATCTCCAAAAGCGTGTGGTTTTTCCTCGCCCTCTTTTGTTAAAGTCTTATCAGTACTTTTATAGTGTATTTCCTTTTCTTTATCTACAAAAATGATGTCATAATATTTAAACTTTTCGCCCTCTTTAACCTCTCTATAAATAAGACCAAAAAGTTTGTTATGTTCTACTGTATCGTCATAAACAATAACAGCGTTAGAGTTATCAATTTCGCAACTCTTAGGCTCAGCCTCTTCATTTGCATATACATACTCGTATTGTAGACCATATATTGATACATCTTTAGCGATTTCAGTATCTAAATCGTTAATAGTTTGCTTTTTATATGCGTCTAAAATAGGGTCTATATCATATAAAGGCTCTCCAGTTTCTTTATCAGTACCAACTTGATAATCAACTGGGTTACCAAGTAAGTATCCTACGTTAGTATCAGTAATATACTTAGCGTGGTTAATCATTACTTTATTATTTTTAGCTCCGTCATTTTCTTTTTGTCTATCAAATATATCGTGTTTACCCATATAGTAATAGCCCAAACGTTTATAACGGTCTTTATACTTTTCGTTATAACTAATAACGTCGTTAAGTATTTGATTATCTATTTTAGTATCCTTTGGTAAAGTATACATATTACACCTCCTCTTATAGTCCAATAGGTTTTGTATAAACCTTAGGTATCTTAGTACCTTTTATGTATTTATTTAAGCCATATCTAATAGCGTCTATTGTATGGTTAAATGTATCTACTGGCTCGTTGATATACTCCCCAGTCTTTTTATCCTTTTTCCACGTATAGTTTTCTAACTCTTCAATAACCTTATAACAACGCTCGTCCACGATAAGCTCGTATTGTTGTATCCATTGGATACCGTGTATTATTGAGCCTTTACCTTTTTCGGTAGGCTCTATATTGATACCCTTTTCTTTAATCTCGTCGATACTCTTACGCTCAGCACTATCGCCATAAGACTTATCTTTAGCAAGTCCTAAGTCGTACATTGTCTCAGCTATTTCGTCGTTTTTCATACCTTTACGTACATACTCGCCACATACATATATCTTTTTACGTATCGTGTCGATATATCCCCAAACAAGAGCGGACGGGTCGTTAATATAACCAAAGTCAAGACCTATCCAACGATTAAGTCCTTGTACCTCGGTCTCGCTTATTATTTTGCTCGTATATGTACCAAAAACAAGTTTATCTAGTGTAGCAAACTCGCCTAAAGTATAGATACGATAATAAGCTGGGTTTCTATATTGCAACCTCTCAAGCTCTTCGACGTATTCCTTGGATAAAAACTTATTATCTTTATAAGTAGTTGATACTATTAAGATGTTATCCGCAACATCTCCAGTAAAAAAGTAGTTGTATACCCAGTTCTTTTTAGAGATAGGGTTAAACATTAAGAATATTTGCGGAAAATCAACCAACGCTCTAAGACGTAAGTTTAACTGTGTAAACTCGTCCTCAGTAAGTTCGGTTGCCTCCTCAACTACTATATCCGTGATACCGTCTATTGACTTGATTTTTTCCTCGTCGTCCAAACCTTTAAATATAAAAATAGAGCCATTGGGTAGCTCTATCTCAAAATCACTCCTATTGATTTTGCATTGGTCGTAATAACCACTATTACGTAAGTGAGTTATTATTAACGCCCATATTGAGTGTTTTATTGTACGTTGTATCTTACGTATAACCAGTACAGTACGTTTATATTTTAAGGCTTTTAATAATACTTTTTGTGTAGCTCCATACGACTTACCACTACCAGCACCACCTTTATATACCTCTATACGGTGGGTGTAGTCGTTTATACCTTTATAAACCCAGTCATTAAATATAGCTGGGTTTAGTTTTCTAGCCATTAGTATTATCGTCCTCTATAAACCAGTCGGTCTCGACTTTTTTAACCTCGACTTTTTCAACAAAACCACCCTTGGCTTTTGCTAAAAGTTCGCTGGCTTTAAGTCTATCGGCTTGTTTATTATCCTCATTGTTAAAGGTTTCAGTCCAAAACTCAAATATATCCTCAAGACTAGCAATAGTTTTTTTATCTAATTTCTTAGATAGCTCTTGTCGTCTATTGGTAATTAGTTCTTTAAACTTTAAGCTGTTTTGGTATCCAATACTCCTAAGAGTGTTATTGCTACCAGTATATCCAGCATTACGAGAGGCTGTTGTATAGTCATTACATTTAATATACTCGTCTATCCAACGCTCTTGTTTAGGTGTTAATTTGTCGCCCTTTTTATAAGGTTTATAATCATAAGCCGACATAATTACACCTCCTTAAATTATTTCTTAGTAGTTGTTGTAACCTTTTCAGTTTTAGGCTCTTCAATTACTATTTCGTATTTAGTACCATATAAAGTGATAAATATTTTACCGTCCTTATTTGGTGTTACCTTAATAACATTAGTCATTTTTCTTACCTCCTCTTTTCTTAGGTTTAATCTCTTCAATAACCTCGACATATACTAAGCCTTTAGCGTTATCTCCAAGTAAAACCTCCAGTCTATCCTTATCTATGATAAACTCTTCTCCAGCTTTAGGTATATATCCTAAATCATTATCAGTAACGTTATACTCTTCGTAAGTATTTAACGCTTTGACCTTATACTTGATTAGTTTTTCCTCTTCATAAGTTGATTTGGTTGTATCTAATATCTCTAACCAGCTATCGGCTGGTGGAGTATAAGTAAAAGGTTTTGCTTTACGTTCAAACATTTGCTTAGCGATTTCGTCAGCGTTAGACATATCCCACTCACATACTAAACTCATATCCTCAGTTAAAGGTAACTCGTTACATACTGTTAGTGGAGTTCTAACTACTGGTACACCATAACCCCAAGCCTCATTGATACTATAACCGTATGTCTCCATATCATTACTTAGCTGTACTAAATAGTCAGCGTCAGCAATATAAGGTCTAACATCAAGTCTAGGTTGCATAAAGACAACGTTTTTACTTGTTAACTTAACCTCATTAGTTGGGTTAGTAAAAATAGTCCATATATAGTGGCGGTTGTTTTCTTTACAATACTTATCCAACGCCTCTATCAGTTTCATTGTCCTAGCTCCACCTTTAACTCTATCGTCTAGTCTACCAGCACTAACAATATGTAGTACTTTTTCCTTAGGCTCTAAAGTTAAAGGGTTATAACATCTAATAACTTTAATAGGTTTTTTAATTTTATCTCCATACTCAGCTAATTTATCAGTAGCAAACTGGGATACACCTATATAATGAGTTAGTTTAGGGTTATCTATTGGAGGTATATAGCCACCAAGTACTCTATGTAGCTCCTCATAGTTAGCGTGTGATACAAAATAGTACTCGTTAGCCTCAACCTCGTTAATAATATCTAAGTTAAAATTAAAAAAGGCTTTATTACATTTAATAATATCGCCTTTTTTATGTTTAACACATCTCACATACTCTTTTAGTCTTTTAACTTGGTTTGGGTCTCCGTCGCTATATACAATAGTTATATCGTAGTCTTTATACTTTTTAGCTAACTCGTATAAAAATTGCTCCGTACCACCTATGGGACATAGTCTTTGAAAATAAAAAATATTACTATATTTCATTTTATACCTCCCATAAAAAAATAAGACATTTTCCTTAAGTGTCTTATCTCAGTTTATACTTTAGCATAGTTTTTACTGTATTTTCACTATACAGTCGTAAAGTTTTTGTTTTTTAGTGTGTTTAGACGCATTGAGATATAAAAAGGTGGGTAATTATGCGTCTCGATTTCTCTAATTGCTGTATCCGTGGCTGTAAAAGTAAGAAAAAACCGCTATTTTAAGCGGTTTATAACTGGCTATCATAACCAAACACTTTAATTTTATTAACGTATTTCTTAATTTTCTTGTAGTAGTTTTTCCATACTGTTTGTGGCTCGATACTGTTAGCTATTGCTATATTTTCGACAGCTTTAGTGATTTTAACACCTTTATAAACTATCTCATAAAATAATTGATACTCAATACCAGTCATTTTACTTAAGCTCTCAGCCATAATGTTTAAATAACCTTGTAAGTTATCCACATTTTGTTGTTGATATGTGATTTCCTCGGCTAAACTTTTACCAGTTCCAATATCAACGTCGTGTAGTTCGTGTAGATAATCAGCCATTTTGTCATTATTTCTATTACCGCCACTAACCATAACCTCTTTTATGTGAGATGTAATAGGAAAATACTTACAGTATAGCTTTTCTTTTCTATCCATTAGTAGGCTTAATCGTGTTTTAGCCATTTCTAGCTCGCACTTAGTATTTGTGTAGTTTCGTATGTCGTACATTTCCTACCTCCTTATTAACTTTTAGCTATTCCAATAAATAACATCACTATAAATATTATCCAGCATATCCCTAAAATCATAACTAAGACAGCTATTATATCAAATATCTTTTTAATCATTTGTAACCACCTCAGCCATTTCAATTACCTCGCCATTAACTAACTTAGCTATACGCTCGGCTCCCTCTTTAGTAAAGCCTCGTTGCATTTCCTTAGATAAAATAATCTCTCCTAAGTATCCGCCAAAGGCTACCTCTAAATCTTTAACATAGTACTTACCAACTTTTACAACAAACATATTAAGTCCTCCTCTTCTAAAATATCCTCTTTTCTAGTTTCGTCCTCGCTAATAACATAACCGTTTAAGACCAAGTCTTTAATTTGTAAATCAGTTAGGCACGTTCTATATAAAAATACATTATCTTTATAAACATTAAATACATTATATCTAGGATACTTTTTATCAAGTCTATAATCTAACTCAATATCGTGTCCTTGTACTTTTTTAATTATTTTCATTAGTTCCCTCCATAATTTTTATATAAAACCCCCATTGGTTACTCTTTTACTACGCTTTTAAAAAAATACGTAACCCATTTTATCCTTTATTTACTTAGGTTTTTTGAGTTCGGTTACGGAGTTACGCATTTTTGCTTATATTATTTTTTATTTTTTTATTTTTTTATTTATATATTTTTTATTTTTTTATATAAATATTTTAAAAAATATCGTAACTACGTAACTTTTTATCACAAACCCTTATAAATAAAGGGCTAGCGAGGTTACGCATTTACTTAAAAAGCGTAGTAATTGCGTAACTTTTCAGCTTAATTGCGTAACTTTTTGTATTATTCTTACTGTTTTACCCAACATTTTGGTAGGTATAACATCATAATTTAAACTTTTTAAACGTCTACTAAACTTATTTAAGCTAACAGCTTTTAAGTTACTATCCTCGCAATAATCAGTATAAGCCTCATAAACAGTACCTATTGGGTTATTTTCAATATCTTCATAGTCATTTAAGTAAGCTAACACGCTATCATTATCAAGATAGTATTGTTTAGTAGCCTCCTCGATAGTTTCGCTCGTAGACATCTCTAAGTTATTATTTAGTATCCTCTTGATACCTTGTAGCCCAAGATTTAATAAATAACTCTTGGCGTTATCACTACTAAGTAACTCGTCTAAGTTATAGATACGTTTTTTAACTACGTTATCAAACGGTATTATAACAAGTCTACGACCAATACCTTGGCTCTTATCCTTAAATACTGGTGGCTCGTTGGCTGTAAATATAAGTGTAGCTGTATTCTTTAAAGTAATTGGTTGGGAGTAGATAGCTCTACAACCGACAGTATTACCACTCGCCATAGTTTTAAGATTTTTAGATTTCTCTAGGTAGATAGCGTCAACGTCGTCCGCTACATTAACTAGCTTACCGACTAACGAGGTTAGGCTCGTACCGTCGTCAAAGTTTGCTATATCAACGTGGCTGGATAACTCGCTAGTCCATTTGGTTATCATTTCAACAAAAGTAGATTTACCATTGGCTCCGCTACCAGTTAAGAAAAATATTTTGTGAGGAAAACGGTTAATAAGTAGGATATGTCCTAAGATTTCCTCTAAAACTGTCCTCATATCGGCTCTATCGCAACATATAAAGTTAATAAAGTCGTCAACGTTCTTATCATACGCTCCAGCGTCGTAGGATACATCAAGATAAAATGGGGTAAAGCCACAGTCATAATCAACGACTGTATCCTCTACGATTACACCATTTCTTAGTTTTACTAAAAACTTACTCTTGTCCTCGACTAGCTCAGCATATACATACAGTTGAGCCTCAAGCTCAGTCATTTGGCTACGTTTAAGTTTAAGATACTTATTGATAGCCTTATTTAGTTTTATCCTATCTTTAGAATAGTTAAGACCGTCTCTAAAGTATAAGTTATAATTATAAATCTTAATATCAAGCTCTTTAACTATAAACTCGGCAAACTCTATCATATCCTTAGGGTCGCCGTGATATTGTCCGTCCTCGGCTTGCTCTTTAGATTTAACACTCTCTAAGGTTGCCTCAAGCTCGTTTTGTTTAAGACTATCTTTAAAGAGATATGTATTAACAAAGTTAGCTACCTCCTCTAAGTCAAGGTTAGTCTTACTCTCTTTAACACATAGGAGATGTTTGTATAAGTTATCATTACGACCGTCTCCCTCAGCTAAATTAAGTAAGATGTTACCTTTAGACTTAGGTAGTGGGTACAGTTCAACTGGTAGCTCAGCTAACTTTGTTAGATTTAAAGTATCTATTGGCTCGCTCGTTTCACGTAGTTTACCATTTAATTTGATAACACCTTGACTGGTTGAGCCAGTTTTATAATCAACTTTAAACCCTAGCATAGTCATTTGAGCCGTCCAGTTCTTTACTGTAAGTCCATTTGGTACTCGGTAGTATAAATGTACCCCTCGAGTAGTTTTAACTCTAAAAGTGGGGTATTTTGCTGTTATATAGCTAATAACATTAGCTAGTTTTTCAGTTTCCTCCTCAGTATGGGCGTCAAAATCAACAATAACTGTCTTACTATTTAATTTGATACCCGCATTATCTAACTTATCCAAGGAGGTATACGTTACATCAAAACCCTCAACTGGTCTCTTTTCATTGTCTAGTTTTAAATATTTAAGCATAATTTCCTCCTTTAGTATAAGTTTTTAGTACATAGGTCTATATAATAGTTTAGGTCAAGTTTAGATTTATCAAAAGTAGATATATCCTCATTATGTATAATGTTATGCTCGCTGGTGTTAGCTATCTTTTGGTAACTATCTCCTTTACGTTTATATATACCCCAGTATTTTTTATCATTTGTAGCAAAAACACGGTTAACTTTTTGTGTCGGTATAAGTTTAGTGTCCCCCTCGTCGCCATACTCATAATACATACCGTCATAAGTGCTACCCATTTTACAAACGATTTGAAAAGGGGCTAAATCGTTATTTTTATAAGCCTCAATTATTGTATCCGCTACGGGTTTACCGTGGATATAATAATTAACTAAACATCTATCAATAATACTTAAAGAGTTTTGCATAAAGTTGCCACCCTCAAACTTACTAAAGCGACCTTTAGCCTCGATTTTACCGTCCTCAAACATAATAGCGTAGTTATTAACATCACGTTGAGCGATTTTAATAATCTTATCTATATCAAAAGTTAGGTTAAATCTTTTCTCAAAATCTCTTACTATCTCAATTATTTTGTCATAATCTTTAGGGTCGTATTTAACTACGAGACCGTCAGTATTACTTTGTATTAACTGGCAATAATCTTTAAGCTCGATAATTAGCTGTGTTAGTATTATTTGACCGTTAATACATATATTATTAGCTTGCTTTGGGTCATAAAGTTGGTTGTATTCACTTTTCATAGCTCCAAAGGTTGCATTGATTAGTATTTTATAGATTTTTTGTTTAGGGTTTTTCTCAGCTTTAAGTTTATATCTCATATCTCTAAGATGTGTAAATAACTGTGGCTCCTCACTTTTTCTACTCATATATCCGTCAACAATTATTAAACTTGGATAGTAACTACTAACGTCTATATGTAGAAAATTACCAGTAGCGTTATATTTTTCTAACGCTCCGTGTATACCACCAAAGGCGTATACGTGTGGTACTCCGCATACCATAAGTTTTAGTTTTCGGCTCTCGATTTCTTTATAATCTCCACCACAGCGATAATCGTACTCGCACTTGTTAAAAAACTCTTTAACCTCACTTGGTATTAAGTCCCAGTTAATATGTGGGTCATAATCTATATGTAAGCGGTCTTTAGGTATATCTTTGTTTTGACATTTAAGTACTCGACTTGATAAAATAGCTCTCGTTTTCTTAACCATAGGTACTGGTAAGTTAAACTCGTTTACTATTTCAAACTTACTTGTAAAATAGTCGCTACGTTTATTAAATAACATCTCGGTATCTTTAACGTCGTTCTTACAATATCCTATAAGTAAATCTAGCTCCTCCTTAGTACAAGGTCTATCTAAGTGAAAATCAATAGGAGTTTCAACAATAGACATACCTAAATTAGCTTGACTAGATTTAAGACCAACTCCAAGTGGTAGCTCTTGCATTACATCAAGAGTTATCATATTAA